GCGCGATAAAACGTGACGCGCCATACAGCCCGGCGGTTGCCACGCCAACGCCCACCATCCCGGCATTTCGCGCACCGGTGGCGAGCTGTTGCCCGGATGCGTACCGTTCTTTAACCGCGCTCAGTCTGGCCTGTTGCTGACCGACCCGCGCCAGCGCATCCCGCTGACGGTCTAGCTGTGCCGTCGTCTCGCTGATACTGGATTTCAGGCGGCGCTCATCCGCCGACAGCGTGCGGGTGTTAATCCCCGCCTGTGCGAGCTCGCTGCGCTGGCGCTGCACCGACTGACGAAGCCCGTTATATTTGACCTGCAGGTCGGCGGCGGATTTCTTTGCCGCCTCCATCGCGCGTGCCTGTGCGACCGTCGGTGCCTGCGTGTTTTTGAACTGAACGGCCAGCGCGGCGGCTTCCTGCTTCGCTTTCGCAAGCGACTGCCCGGTCACGGCGAGCTGTGCGCTTACCTTCCTGAATCCGTCTATGCGGGATGCCTGCGCGTTGAGGTCGCGCAGGCTTTTCTGTGAATTGCGGATATCGCCGGACAGGGATTTACTGGCGGTCTGGATTGCCTTAAGCGGTCGGCTTGCCTTGTCGACCGCGTTCAGCAATACCTCAAGCCTGACGTTATTGCTCATGGTATTTTCCGCTTCGTTGCAGCGCCTTGTCGCGCCATGTGAGGAGCTCGTTCACAGTCAGGGAATAGAGCTCTGATGGCGGCCAGTGAAAAATAACCGCGATATCCGCCATCAGGTCATCGACCGATAACTGGTCGGGAAACGTCAGCGCGCCGAAGCATTCGACAAAAAACCCACTACCTTTCCGGCAAACTGCAGCAGATCGGACGCATCCAGACGGGCGACCTCATGCTCGGCCAGTGCCGGATACGTCATACGCGGCAGCACTCTAATCAACGCGTCAACGTCAGACTGCGCCAGCGCTGCCAGCGACACACCACGCAGGGTTCCGGCATTGGGTTTTAATACCGTGACGCGCTCTATTTTTTGCTCACCGCGCATCAGCGGGGTATCGAGGATCACTTCGTTCGGATTTTCGGTTTCGATTTCGTTTCCGGCGGTATCGGTGAAGTCAGGTTTTTGTTTTTTCGGGTTTGCCATGATGTTTGTCTCTGCTCTGAAAGGGAGTAATGACCGGCCAGCGGCGCTGACCGGTTAAAGGTGTTACAGGCCGATTGCCTTTCGGTGCTCTGCCAGACGGTCGACACCGTCCACCATCAGCACCATGTTGATGACATCCACCTCGATGACGTCTTTGCCGTCGATGGTGAGCTTGTAGTAAGCGCACTCGGTCGACATTTTGGTCGTGCCGCTTTCGCCCTGCTTATTCTCGCCGCCGTCGTACTCTTTGTGACGGCCACGCATGACCACCTCAACGGCAGAAATAATGCCGGTGTCATCGCGCTGGTAAGAGCCTGCAAAACGCAACGGCACGCTGTCAGCGCCCGGCGCGGCATACTGCGCCCACAGCTCGATGTCAGGGAGACCGCCGAGCGTCCACTCAAGCGACAACCCGTCGTCATCGAGGCCGAGGTCGATCGACACCGCGCCCGGCATCCCGCCGCCGCGATATTTCTCCAGCTTGCGGGTCAGCTTCGGCAGGATGACGGATTCAACAACGCCCATGTAGCTCAGGCCATCGTTGAACATGTTCAGATATTTAAGCTTGCGGGGTAACGCCATGTGTAAGGCTCCTTAGCTGTTGACCGATTCCGACAGGTTCGCCAGATAGGTATCAGTGATGCGCTGGCGCAGGGTCAGGTTTTCCAGCGGGGGAACGGGGGTGTAGTCGTAATCGATATACAGCTTGCCCGCTTTCAGGGTGGCGACGTCGTTCGACTCCGGGTCGTACCAGCATTTTCCGTCGACGATGTAGCCGTTCGTTTTCAGCTCGCGGAATTTGGCGTTAATGCCCTCCACGACGTCACGAATCAGCGTCGCGGTGATGGGCTTATCCATCGCCCACGCGTGCGCCTCCGCCATCGTGTCGGCCAGCACCTGCGCGGTGCGGGTGTAGTTTTCAAACAGGAAGAGCGGATCGTCAGAGCAGGTGCGGTTGCCCCAGAACTTAAAGCCGTCGTTTCGAATCAGGGTCGTGACCCCCGCCTCGTTAAGCAGGTTGGCGTCGGTGGCTTTGTCCTGCAAATCCCACGACACCGAGGCGCTGACGCCGGTCACGCCGTTAACGCCCACGTTTGACAGCGTTTTATGCCAGCCGGTCTCCTGGTCGATTCTGGCACGCAGACCCAGCGCGCGCGCCGTCGCCCATGCGATCGCGGTTTCGTTCGCCGTGGTATCCCACGCCAGAAAGTCGGGGTGAATGACCATCAGCTCACGCTGACCGAAGTTGTCACGGTACTTGATGGCCTCGGAAATGGTTTTGCAGCCCCACGCGCTGATATAGCCAAACGCGCGCAGGCTCTGACAGGTGGAAGCAAGCGCGGTTGCGACTTCCTGAGAATCCAGACCCGGCACGCCGAGAATGCGCGGCTTGACGCCGGTGACGGTTTTCGCCGTTAACAGCGCCTTGAGGCCGGTGTATTTTCCCTCTTCGTCGATCGTGCCGATAATGTTGGAAATGGTTTGTTTCTGCGCCGCCCCTTCGTCGTCCGGGCCTTCAGTGCCTTCTGCAACGCGAACGACCACGATAACCGGCTTGCACTGGTCGGCGATGGCCTGCAGGGAGGCCGACAGGGTGCCGAGCTTGCCCGCTTTCGCGATGGCGCTCTGCACGCTGGTAATCAGTACCGGCTCGTTGATGGGAAAGGCTTTCTCGTCAGCATCGCTGGCCGTGCAGACCATGCCGATGATTGCCGTCGAGACGGTGGAAATGGTGCGCGTGCCATCGTTAATCTCGATGACCTCGACGCCGTGATGATAGTCGCTCATCCGTTTAACTCCGTGGTTATGGGGTGAGCGTATTGTCTGGCGTGCGCTTTGCCTGCGCGACCGGTTGCCGTTGGGGCAGCAAGGACACAACAAACAAAAAGCCCTCCGGGTGGAGGGCTGGCGTTATTCAGGCACTGGCGGCAGTTCGACTGATGACGGGTCGGCGGTGCTGACCCGGCTCAGTAACACGGTGTAGGTTTCCCACTGCTCAAGCCGTTGTACCTCATCGGGGGTGGCAATCCCGAGCTTAACCGCCCGACTCAGGGGGGCAATGACATCCTCGGCTTCCCCCATGAGCGCCATCTTGTGTGACTCCGCACGGGCGATGAGCTCACCCGTCGTGAGCGGTGGCGGCTCAGAGAGCACCGGCTGGCCGTATTCATTCGGCACGATCACTTTTTCCGTGCTGTTGTCGATTAAATACTGATACCAGCGCGCCGAAACAGACAGGGCATCATCAGGCCAGCCGGTGTCTGATTTCTCATAGTCTGACTTCATGGACAAATAGAAAAATCCATTCAGTGAGGGGCTGTAAAAATATTGCTCTTCCATCGGTTAATGTCCTGTTGCTTCCCAGAATAACGGGAAGTTCTGGTTTGCGTTTAGCCGCGCGGTCGTATTCGAAAATTGCGAAACCGAGCATTCAAGCGTACCGGCTATGTTTGCCGTATAGGGTGTAACCTGAATATTCCGGCACGCATTCGGGAACGCGATCGGAAACGTGATGTTCTGATATCCGCCGGTCTGGTTGGTATAGCCCCACTGGCGAATACGCCCCGTAGTGCCGTCGCGCTCCCAGCCGTTCTGGCCGAGGCTTGCCGTATTTTTCAGGTTATACCGGGCGTCGGATTCGGCTTTCGTGTATGACCCAATCGACCCCGCCGAAATGGTGATATTGGCCGTGCCATTAAATGCCACGCCGTTGATGGTTCGGGCGGTCTGCAGTTGGGTCGCAGACACCGCATTACCATTCGATGGCAGTGCGCCAATCTCAGCCGGGGTGGGCTTGTTTGCCGCGTCATATTGCTTACCCCAGCCTGACCACGTACCGCCGTACATTGTGCGGATATAACTACGTGAATTGTTATAGGTTCGGTAAATCTGCGTTATTCCGCGTCCATTCCAGAGAACCACAGGCTGCCATTGTTTCCAGCACAGGTTCCATATGCATCATCCTGGCGGTGGTGCCATTGCTCTGGCTGGAACTGGGCCTGACCGACGAAGAGAAACAAAATCAGCTGGAACAGCTGGCTGAGCAGTATGACGAACTGAAACACGAGTTCGAGAAAAAACTCGAAGCGAAACGCCGTAAAATCACTCAGGGCGACGATCTGGCACCAGGCGTGCTGAAGATTGTGAAGGTTTATCTGGCCGTTAAACGTCAGATCCAGCCTGGTGATAAGATGGCAGGTCGTCACGGTAACAAGG